CCACCACAATCGTGGCAAATAGTTTTATGTGTTTTGTTTTCCATTTTTATATCCTTTTGATCTAGCGTTTTTAATAGCCAGATGTTCTATAACTTTACTTATACTTAATTCTGCATCTGTATATTTACCTGTTAAATATGTTAGAGCATTGTAAGCTTTCATATTTACGGATACTGACTTATATTTATTTGGGTCTGCCATTTCTTCTCCTTTTGTTTATTTTATTATGCTTTCTTGCATATGGATATGGGAAGATATATTATAAAAACAAGTGTTGCAAGATATTTATTTTTAAGGTATTGTGGACATCTCTTCTCACACCTTTTGTTTGCTCGTCCTAGTACAACTAGGGCGGGCATTCATTATCTTCTTCCCTGACCGTTATATTCTTTTCTACTATTACGTTTATTTGGTCTTTTAGAATGACGTCCTGGACGTTTCTTATTAGTGTGTTTTATAAATGTACCTGAACCTGATTGAACTTTACGCGCCACTATTCTTTAACTTCCTTAATTCTTTTAATTCCATGCTTATCTACTTCTACGATAGCTTTAACTTCTTTACAACTCCAATTAACATTAGTTCCTTGATCTCGTTCCACTTTACGTTTTTGTTCTAAACAATCCGCAATATTAGCTTTAGGAGAATATCCTTCTAATTTTCCATTCATATACATTAATAATGCAAACACAACTTCAATCATTACTTACCTCTGATTGAATCTAATTCTTTCTCTAGTTTATCTACTTTCTTTTCTAATTGAGCTATTAATACTTTTGTGTGTACGTTTTCTTCTAATTGTTTAGAATGTTTGTCAATTGATTTAGCTTGATATTCTATTAACATATACATCTCTTGATTTTTTGGAGTTTGTTCTGCCTTTTTCAAAAGATCTTGCGCCATTAATTTTTCATTTGTTTCAAGTCTATTAAGTCTTTCAACAATTCCAAAATAAGTCCATACCGCTACAACAATAGCAGATATGATAGCTACTATATTTTTAACTGGTAATGCTACACTTGTTTGGTCACTTAATTTAAATTCACTACTCATTTTTGAACTGTTTCTGTCATTAAACCTATTCTTTTACTGTTTGTAATTGGAATGTATTTAATAACTCCGTTAATATATTGTTCTACTTCTTCACCACACAGAGAACATCTGTAGAAATCTTTATATAAGAATAACAAAGGTGATAACAAATTGCAATAGGGACATATGCCATGTTCTATTCTGGCTCCTAAATGTAATGGTTTTCTAAATTTTTTTGTTTTCTTTGGCATCTATTTGATAGAACATATCATCTGTATCTTCTAATTGCCAACTTCTATTTTCTACGTTCCACTCCGTAGTTTGTACTTTATAGTCCGGCCAATGTGTTGAAGTTGTAAAGCTAGGAATACTCCACAGAATACGATTATTAGGTTGAGCTGCATAATTACCGTTATCAAGAGCCAAAATGTGAGCACACTTATGTTGATCAGGAATTTCGGAATGTTCAGTATCCAAGATATTAGGTTCCGGATGTGCCCAATCCACAGTGAATAAATATTGTCCATGAATAAATTTTTTGTCTTTACCTAAATATTTACAGCGCTGTCCGATTAAAAAATCAAAAGTAGTAACAGCAGGATAATAACTAAATGAATTCCATAGCTCAAGATCTTCGAGATCTTGATGTTCCATTTTTCCTTGATGCACAGTACCGCTGATTCCTCCTTGAAGAAAAGCACTGATAGGAAGCCGCCAATATATTGCACCATTCGTAAGTAAAGCATGAAATAAGATTGCACGCCCTGGAATGCTTGCAATAGCAAAGACCACACAATCTTCAGTTTCGCCGTGATGTTTTCGTAAGTCATATAAATATTCTCTCCTTATTTTACAGTATATGGGTGGTATATTAGCATTTAAATAAGACATTGTATATTATTTAATATCTCCCCAATTATCTCCTGATTCATAGTCTACTTTATTTGGTATTTCTAATTTAACAGCTGATTCCATAATTTCAATTATTTTACTTGCGTGTTCTGGTGATTCAACTGATATATCAACTTCATCATGTATTTGTATATGGGGTATAATACCTTCTTCATGTAATCTTATCAAAGACATCTTTGTCATATCAGCTGCTGATCCTTGTATTAATCTATTTAAAGCTCTGTAAGTAAAAGCTCTTTTGATACCAAAAGTATATTCCTTTTGTGCATCTTCTAATTTTTTAGGTGTACCTGTATTAAATGTTAATGGTTCCCACATATCAAAATGACAAATTCTACCTTTTAAAGTTCTAATAACTCCAGATCGTTCTGCCTTGTTAGTTGTGCTTTTCATTAATTGTTTTATGAATGGTGCTTTAGCATGATACTGTGCAATTAATTTTTCTGCTGCTTCTTTCATTAAACCTAATTCAGCCATTAATTTATTTTTACCCATACCATACATTAATCCAAGATTAATTGTTTTAGCTTGTGATCTTTCAATTCCTGCCATCTTTGCAACTGCTGCATGGAAATCTGCTTCACCACTAATATATGCATTTGCAATTTCATCAATACCATCTAACTTTTGTAGTTTAGCATAGTGAACTAATATTCTTGGTTCTTGTTGTGAGTAGTCAAACACCCCCCATTTACAATTTTCTTCTGGAATAAATATAGATCTAATCAATGGACCCAACTCTTTATGCCTTACCGGAATCTGTTGTAAATTTGGATTAGACATTGAAAATCTTCCTGTCACCGTTCCACCATCATCAGATCGTATTTGATTTATGTCTGCATGAATTCTTCCGTTATGAGAATGTTTTGTAATTGTATCTATAAAAGTTGTGTGTGCTTTATTAATCTCTCTTGCGTTTGCAATTGATTGTGCAAGTTCATGTGGATGATTTGCTAAAAAATTTCTTGTAAAACTTGGAGCTCCAGTCTTTTCTGTTTTATCATACGGAAGTTTAAGTGCATCAAATGCCTTTGCAATAGATGCTGCAGCCCATAATTCTACATCAATCTTGGTTAACTCCTTGATTTTAAATAACAATTTCTTTTCTTCTTCTATCAATTTTTGTTTAATTTTCTCTGCTTTTTCTAAATCTACTCTTACACCTTTGAATCTCATATCTACTAGACATGGAAATAATTTTGTTTCCATATCAAATATATCTACAAGATCTTGTTTATTAATTTCTACTTTCATTTCATGCCAAAGTTTTAATGTAGATTCTGCATCTCTTTCTGCATACTGACCAACAAACATAGAAGGAAGTTTCCATAAATCTTTTTTAGGATTAATTCCATATTCTTTTGCTGCGGCTTGTAATACTGCTTCATCTTTACCAATCCCTGCATATTCTTTTGCAAGTGTATCAAGACGATAACTTAATCTATTTTCATCAACGAGTGATGCTGCAATCATAGTATCTCTAATATCTTTTGGTAAGGTAAGTCCTGTTGATCTTAACCAAGATACATCATACATTGCGTTGTGAAATATAAATGTAGCATCTTGTTTAAATAAATCTTGTACCCAGTTTAAAACTAATTTCTTATCCATATTACCGCCGCCTTCATGTGCAATTGGATAATACGCTGACCAACCTTCTACTGCTACTGCAACCCCTACAATTTTACCACGACCAATCACGTTCCCCGATCCAAGTTCCGTTAGTTCCGGATCACAAGTCTCTAAATCCACTGCTATTTCTTTATGACCGCGTAGATCTTTTAATTCTTCTGGAACCACCCATTCTGTTTGTGGTGTAAATAAAACTTGTTGAAATGTTCGTGTCATTTGTCTTTATAATCTCTTTCTAAAATCATTTCTAAATAATGAATTGCTTTTAATATATCTTCCTTCTTACCTTTTAATCTATGACGACAAATGTATTTAATCGCATTGCCTTCCGCAAAAGGTAAATTGTTTTCGTTTATAAATATAGATGGCTGTATCTTCATACTTTTATAATGTTTACCACCTACTTGTCTAAAGAATGCTTTGTTTGTCATATAATATATGCTTTGTTAAAATCTCTTGGATCTACAATGTGAAGTTCTTTTTTAGCTCTGGTACAAGCTGTGTAATATAATCTATGTAAATCATCTGGATCATCTTCGCTTTGTCTTACAGCGGCAGCAGTTAGATCAGTTAGAATACAAATGTTATCTTGTTCACCACCTTTAAATGAGTGAATTGTAGACAAAAGAATTCTAGGAGTCTTGTTTATCTTCTCACCATTAGCTCTCATATTACGAATATAATTTTCTGTAATTGTATCAACACCTTCAAATGATTCATACCATACTTTATTAGTAAGTAAACCATGATTTTGCATACAGTCGTTTATTAAATATTTTTCTTCTGCTTTTAATGTTTTAGCATCTCTGTATCCAGGGGTTATATTTGCACCTAAATATTTATAGATGTTTTTTATTTGAAGATAATTTAAAGGTGTATTATTTCTAAAGTCTTCCCAATTACTTAATGCAAGTAATAAATCTAATGATATAGAATTAATTCCTTTGTATTGATAATACCATCCTTGTAATTCACACAATTCTTTAACATCATTTAAAAAGTGATTAGCTGTTGCGAGAACTGTCCAATTTCCTTTAGACATATCTACTTGAGTAATATCAGTATAATATCTTAATAAACCTGTTTCTTGTCTTGGTTTATAATCTTTTTCATATCTATTTTTAACTCTTGATATAATTCTTTGTGATAATTCGTGTATAGGACCACCAGGAATACGATAAGATTGATTAAGCGTCCTGATCTCGTCCACCTCATCTTTTAGCGCTATAAAGTGATCTACGTCGGCCCCAGCCCACTTAAAAATGGCTTGGTCATCATCCCCTGCAATATATGTTTTTTCTGCGTTTTTCCATATAGATTTGATTAATTTCCACTGTAAATATGATAAATCTTGTGCTTCATCTATAAATAATACCTTAAATTTAGGAGCTAAATCTCTTTCAACAAATTCTTCTAACAAATCTGTAAAGTCTTTTAATCCTTTTTCTTTTTTATATCTTTTCAATTCTTGGTCAATTAAATACAAAGTATTTCTTTCCACATCTAATAAATTTTTTCTTGAATCATAACACTCAAGGAGATCTATACCTTTGACTCTTGCTGTGTTAATAATGGTTAAGTATTCATTATCTGAATTAAATATACCATCTTCCTCCGAATAAGATGCAGTCTTAATAGGTATGTTACATTTAACTCCAAATTCTCTGTAATCCTCTGGACTCATCATTCTATCTCTAGTCATATTTAATAATTTAAAACACAAAGAATGAATAGTTCTAAAATAAACTAAATCATGTTCAGGACTTAATTCAAATTTTTGTGCAGCTCTTGTTGCAGCTTCTGTTGCAGCTTTTTTACTAAAAGAAAAATAACCTATTTCTCTTGGTTTAATTCCTTGTTTAATAAATTCATCTACCAAGTTTAACAACGTTGTTGTTTTTCCAGTTCCTGGTGGTCCTAGTATTATTGTTTTCATATTTTTTTAACCTCCTTTCTAATATTTTTTTTTGTAATTTTGTTTTATCTAATTCTTCTTTTAATAATCTGTATTTTAAAAACCAGTTTATTCCTATCATTAAAAATGTTCCTCATGATATTTAACTTGTGATATAGATGCATCAATCTTCTTCATAGTTTTAATCTTAACAAGTCTAGGTTCTTGACCTTTAATTTTCATTCTAGTTTCTTCTACAAAGATTTTATCTTCTTTCAAAGATTTAATTAAATTACCTGTTTTAGATTTATCCATTTCCCAATGATTCTTTTTACAAAAGTTGTAAAAGTCTTCCATTCTAAAATAAGTAAATTCTCTTTTGTCATCTGTATATGGAAGTTTATTAAAGACATCTTCCATTGTTCTTGCATTCTGTCTATTGGTTGTCCAATCTTGCAATAGTGAAATTATTTGATTTTTAGGATCCAATGATTCTAAAGGTTCTACTGTTTCCATTCTCTCTATTAATGGTTTTAGATAAAATTCTCTCCAATCTTTATCTTTTAATTTAGGTATAACAAGATCTGCTTTTTCAAGTAATGCAATAGAGAACATAACTGGATTTGCTAAATGTTCTGTTTTTAATTCTACTCTTCTTAAAGTTTCTCCTTCACCTACATTTAAAAAATACTGTGGCGGATTAGAATTATATTTCATTAAATTACTTAACAAAGGCATAGCATCTTCTTCAGAACCTACACCAAATTTTTTAGTTCTACATAGGGATGCATTACAAACATCTACAATTGGTGGAAGTTTACATCTATATTTATCGTAACCTTTTTTACCAACTGATTTTAATAACTGTTGTACTTCACTATTACTTAATGGTTTTGTCATGTATTTAAGATTAGCTTCGACGACTTTATCTTGCCAAGTATCTGGATCTGATTGTTTAAAATATATGGCAATATTAAACAATGCATTGTTCCTAGATCCTTCGCTAAAGCCATCGCGAGCTAATCTATTTAAACATGGAGGCCCATCTTTAAATGCTTCTTCTATTTTTTCTTCTTTGATTTCAATTTTCTCAACTTCTTCCCTGCTGCACGCATAAACATCATAGAGCTTATAAAATTCCTCAAGTGACACAGCGG